CGATTATAAGAAAAGGACGAACGCAGTCCGCGCCTGTTTTTCTGCCCTTTGCAATGCTGTAAATTTCCTTTATGGTGCGCTCAGAAGCCATAAGATCGCATTCAAAGCTGTATTTCGGCGAATAGGATACCGTGTCGGTAGTTTCCGACTCCATGTTGATATACTTCGTGCTTTCGGTCTGAGCGTTAGGGCTTTCGGAAAACTTTTTCCAGCCATTTCCGCAAATCACCCAGTCGGGTGCGTCGTCCGTTCCCAGATTCATCGCGGGAACAATTTTTGTGCGCAGAACAGTGCCGTTGTTTTCAGTCATTTTAATTTCCTCCATTCAATTTAAATTGTACAGCAAGATTATCTGTACCATGTAAACATTTTTTTTACCTGTAATATCCGTGTCCAGCAAGCCCGCATTGACCGCCTCAATTTCGGTAGGCGTACACCCCACAGGCATTTCGGGAAAGCGGCCTTCGGAAGTCTGAACGGCAAGCCATCGCTGTAAGCGTTCAAGCCACCCGTTAGCTTCAAGACGTTTTATATCGCTGTCCGAAAATTTACGGATATTAATTTGTGCGGAATACTGCATTTCCTGTGCGCCGTTTATATACGGTTTGCCGATCGGTTCATTACCGCTTGGAAATATGCCGTAATTTCCGTCAATATCCGCCGACGTCCGGTCAACGTGGCAGTCTTTCAAAGGGATCTCCGCAAGCAGGGGACAGTCCGCAAGATAATTCCGCAGACCCTCGATAATGCTTTGTACCAAAAAATCATTCTCCTTTCGGTTCAGCACCGCAAAGCTCGGCGGCTTTTTTTAAAATTTCTTTTTTGTGTACAGCTTTCATACGTTCAAACCAAAAACGTCCCCGTAATCCGCCGTGTGCTGTGCCCTCCGTGCCGCGTCCCGCATTGTGGTAATAATTTGCGCGTACATACGGTGCGGTCTGGCGCAGCTCCCCCGACCCAATGACCGTGCCGAGAGCAGCGGATTTTTTAAGACTCCCGCTCCTAAGCGGCGTGTACTTATCCATGCGCCGAATACATTCGCTGTCAATGGTTTTTTGTACTTTTCCGCCGCGCTGAAGCTCCCGTTTGCGGAGAAGCTCGGTTGTCGGTTTTATCGTAAATCCCGCCATTATCTCGCCCCCAATTCAAGGTGGCGCATATCCTCGCTGCCGTAATCGCACCGTGTCACCGACATTACCGTCAACGCTTCGTTTAAATTTATTTCCGTAATTTCGCCGCGGAAAATAAAATCTTCTTTTTTCACGTCGGCGGAAAGATCGTGAATAAAAATCGCGGCTTTATCGGCGTTTTCCGTTCCGTACTTTTTTACCTCGTAGCCCTCGGTCTCCTGCCACATACAAGGATAATTCCCGATTATTTTGTATTCGTCATTATCGGCGCGAACCACGGTACAGACTGCGTTTGTCAGCATCTTAAATCACACCCCTCTGTAAAGCAGACCGGTATTTCCGAGATATTTTTCAATCTCGGATTTTACGCGTCTGTTAACGGTTTTATCGGTTTCGGCGGAACTTCCCGAATAGGAAACGGAATAATTTCCCACCTTTTCCGAAGCAATTCCCCGCTCCGATTTGCCGCGCGAAATACTGTCCGAATAAAGCGCCTCCGCGACCGCACAGCAGGCTTTCCGTATCGCGGGGGTAATTTCCGCAATGCGCCCGAAAGTCCTGCTGTCAAGCTCCTCGGAGGCTCTCATGGCATAAAAATTAAAATCTTTTTCGTGGATTTTACTGCCAAGATATTCGGTAGTGTAAAATTTATAATCGGCGTAGATCACTTTTTATCATCTGCCTTTTTCTCCTTGCCCTGCTTTGGGTCGGACGGCTTTGTGAGGGGCGGTTTATTTTTGTTTTTAAGACCTACAGTGCGCATAAAAGTTCCTCCTTAAACAGCGGTATGCAGATAAATACCCGCTGCCTTATTTTCGTAAGCGTCGGTAAGACCGTAAGCGCGGTAGCAGAAAATATACCCGTCGCTGTTCTGGTTCTGCTCGGGCGTAAAGATTTTGTTGACCGTGTGCTTGCCGAACTGGATCACGGCGGCTTTGTGGATTATCATAAAATTGATGTTTTTCGCGTCCGCATTTTTCTTAAATCCGCCCGCTGTTTCGTCCTCGGTATCGGTCTTTGTAACGCCGTCAAGCAGGTCGATCGCCGTGTAGAAGCGGGTCTGCGGCACGTCTACAATTCCCGCAAAATGCTCTATCATCGACTTTGACTTGTAGCTGTCAACGGCATTTATAAGATTGTGAAGCGTGGGCGTGATAAACAAATATCTTCCGTCGTATGGTACCTCCGCTTCATCCATTTCATTGTTTGCGGAAAGAATTGCAAACAACGCTGCGTCTCCCGTTGTAAGATCCGCGGAAGCTGTACCTATACCCGTAATTCCCGCGTAAGTGGCGAACCTCACCGCGTCCATTTCGGGTACGACCTTTGTGCGGATAAATTCACTGGAAAGCTTGCCGAAAGCAAGTCCCGCCGTTTCCTCATTATCCATAGCGTCAACAGTGAACTTGCGTCCGCGGTCGTAATTGAATTTAACGGTCTCGTTGGTAAGTGTAACATCACCGCTTACATAACCGCTGTTGCGGCTGTAATCCGCAAGTCCGTCCATAGATATTTTCGGGATAATAACTTCGTTTGCGTTTACGCCCGCATGAACCAGCGCGCTGTCAATATCCAGCACCGAAGTTTTGGAAGCCGACTTGTAAATATCGTCAAGCAAGTCGGTGTACTTTTTGAAAAGTGCGATAGAATTTGCCATAAAAAAACCTCCGTTTTAAATTATTTTGAGATCGGCGGCAGACCCATGATCGCGCGTACCGCGTTATCGTCGGAAACGACGCTGTTTCCCGCACCCGCGCCGCCTAAAAATGCGGGTGCTTCCTGTTTTTCCTCCTCAAAAAGATATGCGTTATCTTTTTTGAGAGCGTCAAGCTGTTCGGAAAGACCCGTAAGGGAGCCGTCCTTGTTCAGCTTCAATTTTTCGGTTTCAAGCAGCGCGCGAACAGCCTTGACATTACGAGCCTTAGCACCCGTCAAAGCCCCGTCCAGAGCGTGATTAAACTGCATTTCTTCAAGTTGTTTTTTGCTGTCAGCCTGAGCCTGTTCAAATTTCGCCTTGTAGTCATCGGCAGCCTTTTTAACGCTCTCATAATCCAGCTTGCCGAACTCCTCGATTTGCTTGTTGGCTTCGGAAAGCTGCGATTTGAGACTGTCGTAATCGCCGAATTTTGCTTTTTCGGCTTCAATGTCCTTGCCGTTTTCACTCATGATCTGGTCGATTACGGCTTTGTCCTCAATGCCGAGGGATTTCAGAAAATCTCTTGTCATAAAAACATCTCCTTACGCTTTTTTACGCGGTTGCTCCGCAAGAATTGGTAGTTTTACGCCGTTCCGGGCATAATAAAAGCGCCCCGCCCTCCAACTGTTGGAGAGCCGAACGCTTGTAAACAATATTTAATTTTATTTAAGATATTTTAGCATTTGAACAAGATATTCGCCTGTTAGGTGAGTTTCGTCTTTATCGAGGTTTCTGATTCCAAATTGGACAAAACCGTTTTCCTGATAAAAATCTATAAGTTTTGGTTTATCTTCGCACTCAAGGTATACTATTTTTCCGCCAATTAACTGGCTTATTAATTGTATATCGTCAATTGCCATTTTTAAAAGCTCGTCTCCTGAAACAAGCTTATTGTAGCCATTTGCAAAATTCTTTCCAATCTGAGCTATTAATGGTGCGGGCAGAATATATGCTTTTAATTCCGGGGAATATGTAGCAAACTTATTTATTTTTTTACTTAGCGTTTTTGAAATAGACGATTTGCTGATATTAAAAGCCTTCGTCGCGAGTGTGTAATATCCAATCAAAACTATTGAACCTTTGTATGACGTGAATATAAGCTGTGTACCGGAAATACTTTGTCTTTCAAATTCTATTGCTTTATTTTTCAGGAAATACTCAATATCACCGTTAAGCGGGCAAGAAAATTCGGAGAGAATACTTTTTGATTTATCCTCTCCGATATTTGACAATAGCTTTCTAAGGGGAATTTTTACAAATCCGTCCATTACTTATCCTCTCCGAATATTTTTTTAATTAAGTCATCGTCAGCTGTTCTTACCGCACGGGAAAAAGTAAATTTTTTAGAAGACTTATTTTTGGCATTTGTCAGCGCGTTTATTAATAAATTTGCAGATTTTCTGTCTTTCAGAACAACGCTTTTTAATATACTTTTTGTTGCCATCAGATAAACCTCCTTCATAGCTATAATATGCATAAAAATACGTTTTACCCCTATGAATTAATTCTATCACATAATTTGCAATATGTCAACTGCTATATGTGGTATTGTGTGCAACAGACTATACAATATATTGAATTACTCATATGCTTTTGAAAACTCAAACTCTTGTAACCCATGCTATATGCGCAATTATTTAATACCACACGGAAAAAGCTTCTTGCGGTAAAGGCTTGCCATTGTCGAATAATTCCAACAACTTTAAATACGCATGGTGAGCATAGGTCTTTTTCCCATATTCAAAATTTGAATATGAGATGTCAGTAATTTCACGAGTAACGGTATTAACAGCTAGTTTTCCTTCTTCGCTGCTGTCTTCCGGAGTATATTTGCACGAAATCAAATTATCCGTTAAAATTATGTTAAATATCCTTACCACGCTAAAATTACCTCCTACTCACAATATTTTGCATAGTTATACTTTTTTGAAGCCTTTATATGAGCTTCATTTTGCGTGTATCCCTTTTCCATATAGCGTAATTCTGCATATTCGTGTTTGAGCAATACTATGTCTTTTTCTTCAAAGTTGCCGTTTATAAGCCTTTGCCAAGATTGAGCCATATCGTAAGACGGGTCAAATCTTTCCTTACCTCCGATTAAATCATGTTCCTGAATAAAAACGTAATTTTTTATTTTATCAATCTTACCTTTTTTATGCCGGTAGCGATTGATATTTTTTGTGTATCTGTTTTCATATGTCGAACAGATTCATAATATTGTTCTGCGTGTTTTTGTGCTTTTTCACTATATGGGTTAAGCGCACCGCTTATTGCTCCACTATTTATTATACCACCATTTCCGGATTTGTCAACCCCTTTCCACGCCGCCCACGAAGCTTTGGAAGCAGCCGACCTATCAAACCCATAAACCTGCGTCCTCTCATTCTGAGTAAGCAGCCCCGCCGCTTTGGAAAACTTATTATACTCCTCTTTTTGACGACGCAACAGCACGGATTTCGCGGTAAACATATCCTCGTCCCCCGCGCCTCTTGCTGAAATTATCTGCCGCTTTGTTTTACGCATAGCGGTTTCGATGCGCCGTCGTTGCTCAAAATTTCATAATAAAAGCGCCCGGTTCTCCAACTGTTGGAGAACCGAACGCTTGTAAACAATATTTAATTTGTGTTTATTCTAATTCTGATTTTGCAATTTCTTTTATTCCTTTCACAGCACGGTACGCTCTTTTCAT